AGTCTGTTTGCGCGCTTCATTGATGTAGCCGTCGATCTGCGATTGCGTCCAACGATTGCCGTTGGGATCGTGGAGCAGATCGTAAACCTGGAACTCATAGGTGCCGGGAGTGGTCGCGGGCGCAAGAAACGTCATTCATCACGCGGCTTCGGATTTGCGCGTGTTCTCGAGCAGCGAGGACTTCGAGACCATCACCGCCTCATCGAAGACGAACCGTGCGAGCTTCTTCACGCCGTCGAGGTTCTCGACATACGTCTTTTTCTCCGGATCGTAGGTCATCGACCAGCCCAGGCGCACCAGCGCCTCCGACTTGTCCGGCAGGTTGAAGGCGAACAGGTGGGTCGCCGCATCGCTCGAGATCAGCACCCGCTCGCCGGGCGGGAAGACGAAGTCCTCGCCGTCATAGCGGTCCTGGTGCACGAAACTGTTCTTGTTGGTCACGAAAATCTGCTTAGCCATAGGTCAACTCCGGCTTGGATGCTTCACATGCCATGCCCACCAGCGGCGGGCCATGTCCTCAGAACGATTGCAGCTTGACGACATCGGACGCACCGCCCACCACCGGGGTCTGCACCGCCACCGTCGTCACCGTGCCGGCCGCCAACTGCGTCCCCAGCGCGAGCGTCGGCACCGCCTGGATGTTGACGCCGCCGAAGTTGTTGCCCGACAGGGTCGTGATCCCGGTGGTCGCCGCCGTGACGGTAGTCGGGAACTGCGGATTGGAGATGCGCTGCGTGAATGACACGGACGTGTTGGCCGCAGGGGTCGCCACGGTCACGCCGCCCTGAAACAGGGCATACGCGCCGGTGTAGCCGACGCCCGCCGTGGTGTTCGTGATCGAGGTGATCGTGAAATTCATGATCGCGGTCGCCGTCGGCGCCGGGTTCGACGTGCCGCCGTAGGTGAAGGTCGGGACCGCGGTCAGGGCCGTGCCGTAGTAGGCGGGCCACATCGCGAGCACCGAGCCCGTGCCGGTGTTGCCGTTGTTCGCGGCCAGCCACCCGATCAGCGCACCACCGCCGGTGGTATCTCCGGGCTGCGGCACGATCGTGATGCCGGGAAGTCCCAACAGGCCCGCACCCTGGTCGATCACGGTGATCGCATTGATCGCGCCGCCGGAGATCGTGCACACCGCGGTCGGCAGGATGTAGGGCTGCAGGCCCTGATTCGCCGGCGGGGAGAAGACGATGATCGGCGGCTTGGTGAAGTTCGCGCCGGCGCTGGCCGTCGCCGACCCTGCGGTCGCGCCGAACGTGCCCGTGATGCCGTAACTGCCGTTGTACACGGCGCCGGAGAACGACATCGTCGCATTGACCGCGCCGCCGATGATGGCATTCCACAGCGATCCGCCCGCGGAAGGCGTGATGGTGAACAGCGCGTTGCCGGCGGTCGTGATGCCGTTCTGAATGGTGATCGCCGACCCCTGGCCCTGGCCGAACTGTGAGTAGCCGTAGAACCCGTTCGTGCCGCCGGAGCCCGCCGCCGTAATGACGGCGCCCACCGGGCACCCGGTCGAGTTCGCGATGCGGTAGCTCACGCCATCGGAGGATACCGACACCTGACTGTAGGGCGTGACCTGGACGACCTGCCAGTTCTGCGTACCCTGGTCGAACACCTGTAGGTTGCTGTACTGGCCCAACTGCAGGTTGAATTGCCCGGTGAGCGGGTTGTTGGTCGCGATCTGCGGCGCGAGCACGCCGCCAAAGGCGCCGACCACCCCCTGACCGACCGGCAGGTTGAAGTAGGACCCGGCCGGCATACCGATGTTCAGCATCGGCGGATTGGCGCCCTGGCCCGAAATTTGATTGTAAGGCATGGGTCAGACCTCAGATGGCAACGAACGTGAAGCCGGTAACCACGGTGGTTACCTTCGGCTTCGCGAGGACGAGTTCGAGCAGCGACAAGACCGCGCCAATATAGCCGATCTGGAAATTCGACAGCGTCGACTCGAAGCCGGTGAACGCGAACGCGGCGCGCTCGTGGATGTAGAATGCGAGATACCCCGTATTGAGCAGGTACATCGTCCCTTCGGGCACGTACGGGTCCATGTAGATCGGGATCCCGGAGACCATGCAGGCGCGAAACGCGGAGCGCGCGCCCCAAGGTTCGTCGTCGAAGCCTTTTTCCGGCGTGACCACGTAGGATTCGTTCGCCAGGTAGTCGTTCTGCAACGTCTGCCAGGTGGCCGGGCCCATGATGCCGAAGGTGGGCAGTTCGCCGCCGTACTTGAAGGTGCCCGTGATGTACTGCGCGACCAGCGCGCGCGTGGGGTTCACGCCGCCCGCGGCGTAGCGCTTCGCTTTCAGCCATGGATTCGTGGTGCGCGACTGGTTGCCGTACAGCACCGAGTTCGTGCCGTCGTCGACGGCCGCCGGCAGACCGATGATCTGATTCGTGTTCGACACGTTGTTCAAGAGCGCGGTCGCGACGCCATCGCAGTACACGTTGCCGGCATCGTTCATGCGCGCGGCGAGCAAGGGGATGATTTCGTGCGCGTCCTGGATCAGGCCTTCGAACCCAAGATACGGGATCGGGATCACCGCGCCCTTCAAGTTGAATTCCAGGTTCGTGACCGCGGGCTGCACGGCCGGCTGGTTGAACGAGCCGTCGTAGCCGACCCACTGCAGGTTCACGAACTGTGCGCCCTGCGCGGGGATCGTGACCGAGGAGACGCCGCCACTCGCGGGCTGGGAGTTCGCAATCAGCGCCGCGGCCAAGGGGCTCGTGTTGTAGAGCTGGACGACGAGCTTCTTGACGAACGCTCTGCGTACTACATACTGCAATTCCTGCCCGAGGCTATTAACGCCCCCACCCGGAAATACTCCAGTCCCCAATACCGGCATGACATCGCTCCTTCAAGCAGTTTCTAGATGTGCCGGTCAAACACGCTAGAAACGTAAATTACAAGTTCAGTCTAACCAATCCTGATCGTAAATGCTGCCGCCATACAGCGACAGAATCTCGTGCGCGTACTTCAACTTGTCGGGAATTCGCTGTCCTTTCGGATTTCTAGAACTCCACAACTCCAAATTATCCTCACGATTGTCTGCACGGTTACCGTTTTTATGGTGAACCGTTTCCTCCGGTAAAAGCGGACGCCCGATCATCTCTGCCATGATGAGCCGATGCTCGCATTCATGCTTGACGCCCCGTTTACCGGAGCTCACGAGCACATACCCATTCTTGTCTAAATATTTTCCGGTACCGAAATTCGTGTTGGCAGATCCACGCTGATGTTTTGCGCGATGAAATGGGCTAACTTTGGCTGCAGCACTGACTTTGGCGCCAAACTCTAATGGGCGCTTCGTTCCTTTTGGCACCGTAGGTTCCTGCAAAGCACGTTTCTCGCGAATCTTCGCGCGATATTCTTCATGCTTGGCTGGATCAAGTGGCAGCATGTCAGTTCGCTTTGCCCGCTCCGAGGCCGGGCACCTTGCCACTCGCAATCTCGTTCCAGGCCTCGAACGCCTGGCCCATCGCAATCTTATCGAGCGCCGCCTTGTTGCCCAGGCCCTTCCCCCAGACGTCCTTCTCCGGCATGTCGTAGGTGGGCGGGGCGAAGGTGGCCGGCGTCGGCGTCGCGCTCTGACGGGACGCTAAGTACACGCGCGCCGCCGCGTCGTGCGTCCAATTCACTTCCTTGTCCTCGACCATGAGTGCCTCGACGCCCTCGACATCGGCGTCGGAGAGTTTGTACTTGGCCTTGATCGATGCGCGGCGCTCTTTGACGTTATCGCGCGCGTCGCGTTCCATCATGGCGCGTTCGAGCTTCTGGCGCTCCTCGCGCTCGGTCGCAATCTCGGCGCGCACTGACTGCTTCGCGTCGTATTCCGGGATCGACAGATCGGGGCGCGCCTTCTTGACGAGACCCTGCCACGCTTCGCGCAGAGCGGGGTCCTTGGCCATCGCGCTCACGAGCTCGGCGGCCGGCTGCGCGGACTTGGCGTAGGCCAAGAGTTCGTCGACGGTCAGGTCTTCGAGGGTTTTGGCCATGGCCTAACTTCGGCCGCCCATGGGCTTGGAAATCGTCAGCGGATTCTTCTGCGCAATGCGCGCCGGCTTGTCGAGGCCACCGTGTTCGGCGTAGCGCGGCGGATTGATGATCTGGCCGTTATCCTTGGACGGATCGGTCGGCTTGCGCAGGCCAGCGGTTGAAGGTTCGAGATAACGAGCGGCCATGTTTCAGTTCCTCTTCAAGCGGACGGCGCCGGCTGCTGTTTCGCCTGGGCCATCTGTTTCATGATCTGTTGCTGCACCGCCGTTCCACCGCCCATTTGCGGCAAGCGACGCACCATTTGCAATATTTCGGCGGGTACAAGGTCCGAAGTGTCCTTCTTTCCGATCATCGAAGCAAGGATATTCAAGGCCTTGATGATTTTCGAGCCTTCGGGCGACTCACTGCCGTAGGCGGGAAGCGCCTCTTCGAGCATGTTCACGGCGATGTGCACGTTGGTCTGAGCGGCGGCTTTGACCCCGCGCTTATCCTGAGGCGTCGACATGGGCGCGGCGGCCGGCGACTGGCCGGGAGGTGCGCCACCGGGACCTTGAGCGGCGGCTGCGCCAGGTCCACCCGGGCCAGGCATCGCGGAGGGCGGTTGAGCACCACCGCCGGGAGGCGGTGCGCCGCCGCCCCCGCCTCCCTGCATCATGCGCTGCATGAGTTCCGGGGGTACAGCCATCAGACGCTTCGCGGAGTGCGCTTGCCGCGGCGCGGCTTTTTGTAGCCCCGGTTATTTCGTCCGATTTCCAACATCGCGACCTACTTCCGCTTGTGACGGCGCTTGTGACGAGCCATTTCGCATCTCCTATTCAGAGCGGCCACTTTTACGATGGAGCAGCCATACCATCAGTCAAATCGAACTCTACGCCAAAAAATCTAGCTGCGTGCGCTTTTGCTGCGCGAGCTCTTGGCGCGCGCCATGCGGACCTTGAACTTGCCGCGCGGCGATTGGTTGAAATCGCGCTTGTACGCGTGGCCCGGCTGGTGGGAGCCTTCGCCGCTCGTCTTGCGGCCGATGCGTGGTAGACCTTCCATCAGTGTTTGCCCTTTTTCGGTTTGGCGGGCGCGCCGCCATGTTCCAGTTCCATTTTCTTCGCCTCGAGCTCCTGCTTTTCCAACTTCTTCAAGCGCTCTTTCAGGTCTTGCAGGTTCGGCGGATCAAACATATCAAGAAGCGTTTCGCGGTCGATCGCGTGGGCTTCGAGCAAAGTGATCGCATCGTGCTTTCGATCCTCGACAAAGATCGGGCTCGAGCTGTGCGCGTCGACCTTGACTTCATAATCCCTTGTGAACTGTTCGGCGGTAAAAGTCAACTCGTGCATCCCATCCGGCGTCTGGATTTGCGCCTGAAAGCGCTGCTCGGAGTGATCTTGCACCAGCCGCAGGATTTGCCCGGCGACCTCTTCGGCGGACTCTTCGACCGCGATGGCGCGCTCTTTCGGCCGGCTGCTCCCTAAGCGCGCCATCAGGTCCGCCTGGCCGCGCGAGCGCACGCCGGCCTCACCCTTACCCTGCAGCACGTGGCCTAAGCCTGCGGTGTCGTCGAACATCGCATCGATCTGTGAGAGTTCCGCGAAGATATCGGATGGCATGGTCGGCGCGTGCGTCGTCACTTTCGCGTTGGGCGTGGGAAATGACACCCGGCCGCCGGCGGCACGCAGGGCGGAGAGCTTCTCCTCGGCGATCCCCACGCCGCCCGTGATTGACATCGGCGGATCGGCTTGCTTAGAGAGGATCTGGCGAATCTGGATGGTGCGATCGGTGCGCCAGTCCTGCAGCCAGGTCAGTCTCGCGACGAACGAGTCGCCCCAAAAATAATCGTAGAGGTTCAGCGCCGGCCGGATCACCGAGAACGGCGCGATGCCTTTGACATGGCCCAACCAGTTGGACGGCCGATCGTAGATCGTCACGTCG